GCATAACTTTCTGACTCCTGAACTGGTGAGAAAACTGGATATGTATATGTATGTAAGACAGTCCAATATTTTTGTAGAAGAAATAGTTATTACAGATAGGAAAGCTAAAGAGATATGTGAAATCATCATTAGAAGTTTTGCACATAGCGGTATTCCAAAAGTGTATGTGATGGATGGAAATTACCTTAAACAAAATGAATTACTATTGAAACATGAACATATCGGTGCTGATCTTGATCCTGAATATGCACAGAAAACATTAGAGCATATCCAGTTTCTATGGGGTGAAAAATGTAATCTGGTGACCATCAAAGCCAAGCAGCAATTCAAGTATGTGGCAAACAGGGTAAAGGAAATCGATCCAATAGATATGGACAAACTATAACAAAAATTGTCATAATTTTGACAAAAATTGTAACCAAAAATACATAAAAGCCGTGTTGGGAAAATCACCTAATTCGGCTTTTATTGTTATTACAATCACTTATGTTTTTTTGAAAAGTTGGCATACCATCTGCAACGTATATGGCAAATGCAACGGCAATCAAACATAGGGAGAAACGAAATGGAAAAAAAATATGTAAATGAAATTGATTATCGGGGCTTTAATATCGTAAAGTGGAAAGTAGCAAAAGCTCAGTATGTTTTCGGAATTGGAACCAAAGAATTTCCGACTATCGCAGACGCAAAAGAAGCAGTTGATGGATATGTTTCTGCTCATACTTTCGGAATCCATTTCTAAGAAAGGAATTACCATGTATACCCAAATCGCTCCTGCAATCAATCTCATTCACATCTCCGAAACCATGCTTTCTGATATGTTCAAGGAAGCAAATGGTTTCCGACCACGGCATTATAAGGAGTGGTGGACTAGGGAAGAACTGGATGCTCAGTATGAGTATCTTGAGAAGGAAATCGATTATACCGTTAAACGGGAGGAGTACGCAGAACGTCAGGCTGTCAAGAAGTTCAAGGCATTGGTTCAGGAAACCATCAGTTATGGTGCTGGTGATCGTGAAACCGCCATTCGTTGGTTGGTGCAGGGTGAAGGTCTTGAAATGACCGTCGAAGACCTGAAGTATTTCTTTTGGGGTCATGGTCTTTCTTGGACAATTCAAAACCGATGGGCCAATAAGCTCGTTGGTAACAATATCAATCTTCCAGTATACTAAAGGAGAACAGAAATGAACGGACTTACTAAAGATGGTCATAAGGTGATTGGTCTGGTTAATGTTCCTCTTAATTCTGCTGGACATCGTGTTACGTTTCCAATTAAAGGGTCTATTATTCTTAGGGAAAAGCCATTCAAAGCACAATACACCATTTGGACTGATAAAGGTGAAATCGATCCTGTATGGCATAAGAATAGTAACTTTGATTTGGATTTATCTACCATTTAAAGGAGTAGAAAATGAAACCGACTGTAGAAAAACTGTCAAAAATGTTGCTTGCTAATCACGCTATTGATAAGGGTTTTTATCGAAGCAAGGTTGTAGACAAGGATGGATATTACCCTGTCTATTCGACCATACTTGGTAACAAGTATGTCTCTTGTGAAGTCTATGGCAAGACTGCAATCATCTATATCGATTTTATGGCTGGTCAAAAAAATAAAATCATTGACGTTTGTGCCAGAAATGATATAGAGTATAATGTGCGTGAATCTGAACATGATATTGAAATCACGGTTCACTACTTTAAAGGTTGGCATCATTGGGAGTAAAACATGGTATTCAAATCAGTCATATTCGATATTGCTAAGAAGTGTGAAGTCAATCGGCATCCTGAATGGTGTGGATGTCTAAGACCAGATGAGATATTGTCATTGATGGAAAGTGGTACTGTAACCATCGATAAGTTCCATGAAGTGGACGTTGAACGTGCTAAAGCTGATAAAGCGAAAGGAATATGCAACCCAACATGGTTTTATTTCTATCCTAATGAGAAGTTTATTGAATTACAGAGAGGGGTAAAACGATAATGGACGTTACAGGCTATTACAGGCTATTTAAGATAGAAGATATAGCCAAGGTCACCGAAATTGGTTTGAAGCGCAAATATCGATCCTTAGTGCTTAAATTCCATCCAGATCACGGTGGTAGTGCAGATCAGTTTCGGTATATTCTGGATGCTTATGCATATCTTGTCCATGAACGGCAAAGGGCAAGCAAAAAAAGTCATGGCATTCGATATACTGTAACTCAAGATAAAAAGTTCTATCACTACGGAGATGGAAGTATTTTTGATATCGAAAAGAACAGGTGGAAACAATACTTCAGATATGGGATGTGGTACATATGGGATTATAAATACATACAACATATAAAATAGGAGTAAATAACATGAGTTATATTTCTGATATCATGAAAGAAAAAGACAATCCAGTATGTAAAAAACATAATGAGAAGAAAAATATTATCGGTGCCTTTGCAGGAAAATATATCCTCAGATGTGAGTCCTGTTTTAAGGAACAAATGGTAGGACTGAATAAGGATTTTAAAAGAATGAAATAAAGTCATGACTGCCAGAATCATGCCCCAAGGGAAGCAATTCGTTGCTTCCCTTTTTTTATGTCCTTATTTTTATAAATATAATATGAACATAAGGGGAGAATTATGGCAATACGTTATGATAATTTTGTTAAAAGACCAAACCAAGAAATAGAATACACACAAGAAATGATTGAGGAGATGATGAAGTGCCGTGATGATGTCATGTACTTTGTCACAAATTACATCAAGATCGTTACATTGGATGAAGGAGAAGTTCTATTCGATCCAAGAGAATATCAAGTAGAAACATTAAATCTTCTATCTAATAACAGATTCTTTATAGGACTATGGGCAAGACAGAGTGGTAAGACAACCGTTGTAGCTGCATATGCTCTATGGTATGCCATCTTTAATAGCGATAAGAACATTGGTATGGTATCCAATAAAGAAAGCTCCGCTAAACGCATCTTAGACAACATGAAGAAGATGTATGAGTCATTACCAGTATGGCTCAAGCCGGGAGTTACAGAGTATGCTAAGACAAGCCTTACATTTGACAATAGTACGAAGCTAATCATATCGGCTACTACTCCAGACGCATTTAGAGGGTGGCCTATGAACATTATCATATGCGATGAGTTTGCCTTTGTTCCTTCACATCAAGCAGAAGAATTTTGGGCATCTAACTATCCTACCATTTCATCTTCTACTCAATCAAAAGTAATAATCATATCTACACCAAATGGTATGTTCAATATCTTCCATCGACTATGGGAAGGTGCTTGTACTGATGGGGAAGAAGGTAATGCCTTTAAACCACAAAAGGTATTATGGGATGAGATACCCGGAAGGGATAAGGCATGGGCAAAAGAGCAGATCAAAGCACTTGGTATCCATGGGTTCAATCAGGAGTTTGGTTGTAAGTTCCTTGGTTCTACTAATACTGTTATCAATCCAGAAGTATTGAGAACATTACTTGCAAAGAATACTGATCCTATATTCTATGACCTTAAAGATCGTTTGAGAGTATGGGAGAAACCGATTGATGGAGCGCAATATGTTTTAGGGGTTGATCCAGCAAAGGGTACTGGTGAGCATTATTCTACCATTCAGATTCTAAGGGTAGATTCTAAGATGCCTGTAGAAATGAAACAGGTTGCTGTATTTGAGAATAACCTAACCGATGTATATGAGTTCTCTCAGATTATACACAGACTAAGCATATACTATAACAATGCATATATCCTATGTGAGAATAATGGAGAAGGTTCATCTGTTGTCGGTCAGCTATGGTGGAATTGGGAAAATGAGAATTTAGTTAATACAGGTGCCAAAGCTATCAATCTTGGTATTCGATCAAATAAAAACACAAAACCAAAAGCTGTACTTCTCATGAAAAAGCTAATCGAAGATGGATCAGTAGAATTGGTTGATAGAGAAACAATCGAACAGCTAGGTTCCTATATTGAAGAAGAAGGAAAATTCTTTGGCAAGGACAAAGACGATGATTTAGTTGATGCTCTATTTTGGGGAACGTATATTTTTGAGATGAACGTAATGGCCGATGATTGGTCATTTAAGACTGAGCAGAGTCAGGATGATGCATGGGGTATCCTATCAGATATCGAAGATGATATCGATGATTGGAGTTGGTTGACAAACTCAAGTGTTTTTGATCACTAAAAAATATAAATAATAAGTAGTAGGATAATAGGAGAGAATATGGCATTAGATATTAGACTCAGTAAAGCCGAACTTTCTGAGAAAATAAAGAGAAGATTAGGTGCGCCTGTTGTTAAGGTCGAACTGGAAGATATTCAGATTTATGATGCGATTGATTACGCTAAAGACAAATGGGTGAAATGGGCCAGCGGTAATGCTACTGTTGAAACATATTTTACTACTATGCTTTTAGCCAATCAGAATTTCTACGATCTTCCTGTTGGTGTTACTGAAATCATAGACTATGATGATAATGGTAGAGGATATGGAATCAATACATTATTTACGGTTGAGAATTTCCTGTTCTCAAGAGGGTCATATAGCGGTATAGTACAGGCATCCAGAGGATATGGTAGTTCTATCATAGATTATCATATCGCTATAGATTGGCTAAAGACACTGGATAGATATACACCTTCAATCTACAATTACAAATATCACCGATACACAAATCAATTAGAAGTACAACCAGCACCACCTTCAGGAAACACACTGGAAGCCATAGATGAGAATGGGCAGACTGCAATATATGATTCACCGGGATATTTACTTGTCAGATCGTATATGCTGGAAGGAAGTCATTATGCTGGTATGGAAACTAATAATTCTGCATCTACATGGAAAAGAACCGGACTAAGGGCTGGTAGTTCAGATACAAACTTCTACACTTCAGATTGGATATTCGATTATGCAATGGCCGAATGTAAAATTATGTTAGGGAGAATAAGAGTAAAGTTTTCTGCATTTGCTTCTATAGGAAATATAGGTATTCAATTAGATGGGGATCAATTACTACAAGAGGGTATTCAAGAGAAGGAGCAACTTGAGGAACGATTAAGATTAGAAGAATCCCATGAGGGCTATGGGATATCTATAGGATAAAATATGAATTTAATTGAGAAGTATTTAGTTGAAGCAACAATGGATGAGGATAAATGGGATAAAAAGTTTGACTCCATTGGTAATAAGTATAAAAGAATGTATAAAAATGTAATAAATAAAATATTCAAAACAAATTACAATGGTGGGATATATCAAGATTGGGATGATATCTCTTATTATGCAATGTCTAATGCCGGTGCTGATAGATTGTCAGATGAGCAACTATATACAAGTAAATTCTTAAAGGATTATGAAAGATCACTTGACGCTATATTAGAGCAAGCAAAAGAAGATTTGGAGGATGTATGAGAACACTTAGAGAATTTTTAAATGAAGGATCAGAAGCAGATGCTAAGATATATGATGCTATAATGGATTTCTTTGCCGATAATCCAAGTCCACCTGATGAAGATGTACACGCATTGGCAGATAAACTTGGAATCGATGAGCATAAATTTGAAGGATATATCTACTCAATTTTGGGGTCTATATTAGGAACAGGTCAAGCTAAAAAAGAGAAGTTCACCGAAAAGGATGCTGATGAAAAAGAATTAAAATTGGGTATAAAAGTTGAAATGGAACATACCAAAAATAAAGCAATAGCAAAACGAATTGCTTTAGATCATTTGGCTGAACTGCCAGATTACTATACAAGATTATTAAAAATGGAAAAAGAAAAATAAAGGAGAATAATATGTCAGAAATAACAGCATATGAGAAAATGTTAAAGGATGGAAGTGCATTTAAGAAGATCGATATGCAAAGGATTCAAAATCAAATGTATGAGGGTGCTGGTGGTGCAGTTGAAAAACCAGAACCAAGTATGCCATTGGGTGAACCATTGGGTGAGGAAAGCAACCTACAAGAAGACCATACAGATTGGAGTGCAGTAGATGAAGCAATGCAAAGAAGAATGAATGCATTGAAAAACAAAGCAAGGGGTGGTGGAGCATCAACAAAACAACCGCTTAATGAATCTCAAGAAATTACTAAGCTAAAAGCAAGAGTAAAAAGACTTGAAGAAGCATTGATTATAATAATGGAAACACAAGAGAAGTTATTAGGATAATGAGATTTCTACAATACATAAGAGAGAATATTTCTAAGAACATCAAGCAGCATTGGGATATGTTGAATAAGAAACTATCCAAGAAATATAATATCAAAGAGAAAGATATTAAACTGGCAGGGAAAGAAGTTGCAAAAAAACACAAGGTTCAAGAGAAGTATATAGAGTTTGATTTTATATGGGAAATACTTGAAAACCGTGTACAGCTATCATTCAGAATAATGGATGAGAAACATAGAGACTATAAATCAACGGTCACTTATGTATGGCTTCCAATAGAGAAAAGAGGGGAATAAATGGCAATCAATACAACGAAACCAACATGGGATTTACATCATCTTCAGGATAATGTCGAGCATGATTTATTTCAATCAGTGATATCAGAGTTCACAGACATCTCAGGGATATACTGTAAATACTATATCCGAAAGGACGTAAACAAAGATTATCTATATGGTGAGAGTGCTGCCACAAAATACGAAGGGCCATTTGAAACCAAGCTGATATACGAACCTACAGATGAACCTACATTGACTACTGGTTTCGGTATCAATTCAGAAGAAGAAATCTCATGGACAAGCCTACCTAAATTTACTTTCTCAAGGGATGTCTCAGCAGGGTATCATCCAAAACCCGGAGATGCTATCATTACTATATGGAATAATCGTGCATATGAGATAGCAGATGTACATGAGGAAGAAAAGATATTTCAGTTAAAGAAAATGATATGGGGATTCGTTCTCAAACCTTACAGATTTTCAGATGAGTCAGAATCAGCAAGAGAGATTTCAAGATTCACAAGATTACCTACTGATCCAAATAGGATTTTAGATACAACTTCTGAGCCGTTGACTGCCTTTGGTGATAATGAAGAAATAGAAGATGAAAGCGATGAGATATTTGATTATGGTGATCCATATGATAGTTCAGTATATGGATATTAAGGAGATAGAATGAGTAAGGAGATTGTATGAAGCTACAAGAGTACATTACAGAGAATAAGTTGGTGGATGTATATTATAGGATGTCAGGTAAGGATTTGACTACTATAAAGAAGATAGTACGAGAGTTGGAAACTGCATTAAAAGATGGAGATGAAATTAAGGCAAGGTCAGCAGCTAGGACTATTCAATCATCAGCTACAAGGATACACGATAATATGATGGAAGTATGGAAAAACCAATAGATGATTGAATAGATTGATAAGTGAGAACTTATCAACCAGCAAACTCTATTTTTTTAAGGAGATATTATGAAATTCAAAAAGTATTTGGAAGAAGAAATCACGATTCCAATAAGCGTAGGTGATATCATATTAGGCGGGAGATTCAAAAACAAAAAGATCAAGGTAAAAAGTATAGATCAAAATGAGAAAGGCGATATCTTGGTTAATGGAAAACCGTTGATGAAATACAGGATACCACCACCAAAACCAGAGGAAGAAATAGAAGATGAGATTTAAAAACTATCTACAAGAAGACGTTTCTATGGCAGATGTTAAGGAGTTTGAGAAGAAGTGGTTGTCTAAGCTAAAGCCAATGGGATTGACTGCATTTGAATTTTCAACTCATGTAGGAAAACTTAGGTTAAATAGAAAGGAAAACATACCACCTATAACACCTGAAGAATTAGACTTTGTAATGAATGCCTTTGTAAACAAAATTGGAAGTCAACTGAAAAAAGACATTCAGGCAGTTGCTAATAACACAGCTAAAAAATCACATCCACTTGGTGTGATAAATAAAAACGATGTACCACCTAACAACATTGAATATA